CAGGGGCGAGGAATATGACAGGCTTGTACATGAAATACCTGATTTGTTACGCCAACAAGCCAAAGAAATAGCAATGCTAAAACAAATTATTGACGCAAACAATTTAAAGTCAGATATTGGACAATTAAAGAAAGCGAGTGACAAATGAGTGAACCCATAGCTTGGACTACAGACAAATTAGATACTAATGAATGGGAAGAAGGAGATTATCAAATTACAGTTACAAAAGAAAAGTGGTCAGAAAAACAAATACCTCTTTACACCCATCCCATTCGTGAACTAACCAATGAGGAAATAGAATCTGCGTGGTTTAAAGTTTTTAAACCCGAATCTGGAATAGGAAAAAATATAACTAATGGAGTTTACGAGTTTGCAAGATTAATTAGAGAAAGCGAGTGAAAAATGAGAACAATTACAGAACATAATAGCCAAGTACATGAAAAAATAAAAATGGAACGTAAAGCAAATGTGCTATGTGACGATTGCAAAGTAGAAATGTTTTACAAAGACGTTAATATGGTTTTGGCTTCTTGTCCACCTAAAAAAACTGTTCAATGTCCACAGTGCCATAAACTTGACTACAAAATTATATAAAGAAAGCGAGTGAAGAATGACAAAAGAAATAGTAAATAGGCTTCAATGTAAAAAATGTGACGATGTTATTGAGTCTAAAACTCGGCATGACTTTGTGTGGTGCAAGTGTAAATCTATTTTTGTTGATGGTGGTAAGGAATACTTTAGGCGTGGTGGTGATCCTAAAGATATGATTGACCTTTCTGTTTATTTAGATGATGAAGAAAGTGAGTGAACAATGAATCAACCAGTAGCGTGGATTAATGTAGAAGAAAAAAAACTAGAGTGGAATGAACCAATGGTATGGAAAACACCAATTACTGTCAAATTAGATAAAATTCCATTGTATACTCGACCAATACGTAAATTAACAGATGAAGAAATATTAAAGATGGCAGCAAATAAGTTTCATTTTTCTGAATATAAACTAGTAATTCAATTCGCAAAAGACATACTAAAGAAAGCTAAAGAATAGATGGCCAAAAGCATCGTACTTGATATTGAAACAAACATGGCACACGATAAGATTTGGTGTTGTGTTACTAAAGATATAGATACTAAATTAATCACTACTTGGTACGAAACTAGCTTCGGGCTGGCAACTTGTTTAAAAGAAGCAGATAAGATTATTATGCACAATGGTATTAGTTTTGATGCTCCTTTACTAAACAAGTTATGGGGCACAAAAATTAAATTAAGCCAGTGCATAGATACTCTTTTATTGTCTAGATTAGCCGATCCAGCAAGAGATGGTGGCCACAGTTTAGAAGTTTGGGGTAATCGATTAGGATTTAATAAGATTGAATTTAGCGATTACGATGCTGGACTTACTGATGAAATGATTACGTATTGCATTCGTGACGTAGAGCTTACAGAGAGGGTATACAATACTCTTCTTAATGATTTAAGCAAGTTAAAGATAACTGAGCAAGCAATAAAGATTGAACATGAAGTACAAGCTATCGTTACTGAACAGGAAAGGAATGGGTTTAAACTTGACATACCTTATGCACAGACGTTGCTCTGCAACATTAAGACAGAAATGTCGCAAATTGAAGAATCGCTACAGGAAATCTTCCCTCCGATCACGACTGAACGGATTTCTGAGAAGACTGGAAAAAGACTCAAAGACAATGTTGAATTTTTTAATGTTGGGTCGAGGCAACAGATTGCGAAGCGTCTTATATCGAAGGGATGGAAGCCTGAAAAGACTACCGATAAGGGCCAGATCATTGTTGATGAAACGACGCTTGAGGATTTGGATATCCCAGAGGCAAAGCCTATTGCGAAGTATTTGATGTTACAAAAGAGAGCAGCACAATTAAACAGTTGGTTAGATAACGTAAAAGAAGATGGGAGAGTACATGGAAGGGTTATTACTATGGGTGCTGTTACTGGTAGAGCTACTCACTCTAGCCCTAATATGGCACAAGTGCCGGCAGTTAGGGCACCATTGGGCAAGGAATTCCGTTCATGTTGGACGGTTGATCAGGGAAATGTGCTCGTTGGCTGTGATTTGTCTGGGATTGAACTTAGGTGCTTTGCTCATTACCTTAATGATAAGGACTATATAAATGAAGTTGTCAACGGTGATGTCCATACAAGAAATCAGAAAGCATTTGGAGTTGAGACGAGAGACCTCGCTAAAACAGTACTCTACGCTACTCTCTACGGTGCTTCTCCAGTCAAAATTGCAAAGATTGTGGGTCTTAGTCCGAAAGAGGGAAAAGCCATTATTGATCGCTTCCAGTCGGAAGTGCCTTCCTATCTTGCACTCAAACAGAAAGTGGAGACATTTTGTGAAAAAGGGTCGCTACCAGGGCTTGGGGGTTATCGACTTCAAATCAGGTCGGCTCATTCAGCACTCAATACGTTATTACAATCAGCCGGAGCTATTATCAGTAAGGTCTGGCTTATACAAATTAAGAAGTTATTGACAGAAGCTAAAGTAAAGTATAAGCTTGTTGCTTGGGTCCACGATGAAGTGCAGATCGAGACACCTGAGCAGTATGGTGACATAGTGGGTGAGCTTTGTGTAAAAGCTGCTGCCCAAGCAGGAGAAATATTACAGTTCCGTTGTTCAGTCGGGGCTGAGTATGGTATAGCAAAAAACTGGGCAGGATCTCATTAATTGTGGTATAATAACAACTCAACTTTAGAAAGGCATTAAATGATTAATTTAAATTTAACAATCCAAGAAATTGAAACAGTTTTAAAACATATTGAACAATCTGCAGTCAGTTTGATTGATAAAATTCGTGGTCAAGCACACCCACAAGTTCAATCACTTGTAACACCAGAAACAGACCCAACAGCAACTCCAGTAGCAACTCTAGTAACTTCAACAACAACTTCAGCAGTAACAAACTAAATTAAACTAAACAGGGAGGTAGTATGAGTACAGGTAAATCAGTATCGATTCAAGCAGATTTGTATTGGGCAGCACTTAAAGAAAAGAACACAATGAGTGGTAAGTATCAAGTTGATTTGTGTAATTTATCTGATAAAGACGTAGAAGCGTTAACAACTCTGGGTTTGAAAGTCAATAATAAACCCAACAAACCTGAACAAGGAAATTACATTACAGCAAAAAGCAATTATGAAATTGTTGCTTATGACGCTGAGGGTAATGAAATTGCTCCGGACTTCCGTATTGCCAATGGTAGCAAAGCAAAAGTAATTGTTAGCTCTTATGCTTTCCCTAAACCCTATGCCGGCTTCGGGGCAAGCATTAAGAAATTAGTAGTTACACAACCAATTGAATATAAGGCCTCACTAGCTGAACTTGAGGACGATATTCTTTAATGCGTGTACTTATCGATGGTGACATTATTTGTTACAGGATTGGTTTTTCTACTCAGGACGAAAGTGAATCCATCGCTATTGCAAGAACTGCAACTTTTGTAGAAACACTGCTTTGGGAGGACTTACAAGCTTTATTTGAAATAAAGTCCTACCAAGGCTACTTAACAGGGAAAACAAATTTTAGAAATGAAATAGCTGTTACTGCTCCTTACAAGGGAAACAGAACATCAGCTAAACCTAAACACTTAGAAATTATTCGTGAATATTTATCTAAGGCTTGGGATTTCATGATCTCTGAAAACGAAGAAGCAGATGATTGTATAGCAATAGACCATGTAGAAAATAAGTTTAAATCAGTAATAGCAAGTATCGACAAAGATTTTATGCAACTTAAAGGTAAACATTGGAACTTTGTCAAAAAAGAAATGACTTACGTATCAGAAGAGCAGTCCTTATTAAACTTTTACTTACAGGTACTCACAGGTGACAGAACAGATAACATCATTGGTCTCAAAGGCGTCGGTCCTGTTAAAGCTAATAAGATCCTCGAATCCTATACAAGTGCAACAGAAATGTATATTGCTTGTGTTGAAGCTTACGGAGGAGCAGAAGAAAGAGTTATTGAAAACGCAAGACTCCTTTACCTTAGAAGGAAAGTAGGAGAAATTTGGCAACCACCAACGAAAGAGATAGATGGAAATTATATTGGACTTAGACAAGCTTCAGGATGCCCCGATTGTAAAGATAACGTGGGTGGATGCACAAACCAGTGCGGGATGGGACAAACCAAAGGTTGACCTTGCAACATGTATTACAGTAGGCTTTTTAGTATCAGAAACAGAGGAAGGTATTTGTGTGGCCGGTACAGTATCAGATGGAATGTGTAACAACACCATGTCAATACCACGTACTTGGATTATTGATCAACAATTAGAGGAATCAGATGAAACCCCAGTCCGCAAAGCAAAAGGGAAGACTTCTACAGCAAAAAGTAAGAGACGGAATATTAAAAAATTATCCGCAACTCGAACCAGATGATGTAAGAAGCACTTCAATGGGTGCTGGTGGTACCGATGTACAGTTAAGTCCTGCAGCAAAAAGATTATTCCCATATGAAATTGAGTGCAAGAATTTAGCTAAAGTTAGTGTATACAAGTTTTATGAGCAAGCAAAGACACATGGTAAAGCTGAACCGTTAGTTGTTGTAAAACAAAATAATAGTAAGCCTCTAGCCATTGTAGATTTAGAACACTTTTTAAACTTAGTAAAGGAAAGTAAATGATAGTAGAAAAGTTAATTGAACATGCTGATGGTTCTGCAACAGTAATTATTGAAATGGATGAAAAAGAAAAGGAAGCACTTATTGAAGAAGGTTTTGTTTCTATGTTAAAGAAAAGCATTGAGCATTTTAAAGAAACATGTCCAGATGCTACTAAATACAAAGAAGAAAACCCTTTAAAGAAACAAAATAAGAGAAAGACTAAGAAAAATGTATAAGTTTATTTTTGAAGAAGATTTAGACAATCAAGATCCTAAATATCCAAGACGTATTGAAATGCAGTTTGAGGACAATACAACTTGGGATGATTTATTACATGGCTTTACTTATTTTTTAAGAGCTAATGGATTTATGTTTCCTAACGATGTTGAAGCAACAATCATTGACAATACCACTGGCGAAGATTTAGGATTAAAAGCTAGATTTTTTAAAGATGAATACTTAACTGAGGAAGATGATGAAGATACTTCTTCTTGATATTGAGTCTTCACCAAACACAGCACACGTTTGGGGTCTCTGGCAGCAGAATGTAGGTATTAAACAGATCATGGAATCCTCTTATGTCCTTTGTTGGGCTGCTAAGTGGTTAGATGATAAAGAAATTATGTTTGATTCTGTACACCAATCTACTGCTAAGACTATGCTAAAGTCTATCCATAAGCTAATCAGCGAAGCAGATGCTGTGGTCCACTACAATGGTACCAAGTTTGACATGCCAACACTCAACAAAGAGTTTTTATTGCATGGTTTAAATCCTCCAGCACCTTACAAGCAAATTGATCTACTCAGAACAATGCGTAGCCAGTTCCGCTTCCCTAGTAATAAGCTAGACTATGTAGCACAACGTCTTGGACTTGGTTCTAAAACAGAACACGAAGGCCATGAATTATGGGTTAAATGTATGAATGGAGATAAAGATGCTTGGAAAAAAATGGAGAAGTATAACAAACAGGATGTCATTCTTTTGGAAATGGTTTATCAACGAGTTCTTCCTTGGATTAAGCTTCATCCTAATCGTAATCTCTTTAGTGATAGACCGTGCTGCCATATTTGTGGTGAAGAAAACCTTAAAAAGCGTGGGACGGCTATTAGTTCAACAGGGACTTACCAACGATACCAATGCGGTAGCTGTGGTTCTTGGTCACAAAGCACAAAATCTACAAAAACTTCAGTAGAAATTAAAGGGGTAGTATAATGCCTTTATGCAATATTCATAATAAAGATTACCACACAATGTGTGTACAATGTGCTTTAGACGATATTAAACCTAAAGATGTAATAAATAAACCTGAGCATTATAATAAAGGTGGTGTAGAATGTATTGACGCTATTACTGAAGCAGTAAAGGGTTTAGTGGGTATAGAGGCCGTGTGCATTGCCAATGTTATTAAGTATCTGTGGCGTTGGAAAACAAAGAATGGCCTTGAAGATTTAAAGAAAGCACAATGGTATTTACAAAGGTTAATAAATGTCGTTGACACTAAATGAAATCTGTGAAAGATTAAAGTCTTTAGGGGAAGTTGATCTCCTAGAGTTGTTAAACATTAACTCGGAGGATATTGTAGAAAGATTTAAAGACATCATTGAAGATAACGCCGACCAATTAGAAAGAGAAATTGAATGAGTAAAGGTAAAATAGATATGGGTGAACCTATCAAAGACGAAATACCAGGATTGCTGGATTTCTTTGCAACAAGTATTGCTTCTGGTGCTATCGCTTCCACTGGTGTACCAGATGCTGGTAATATCGATGATTTTATGGAATACATTGCAGAATTTAGCTACAAAATGGCTAGAGCATTATATTCAGAGAAATATAAAAACCAATTAAAACATTAACCAACAAGGATTTTGAATGAGTACATATGTAATGACACCTTATAACGAGTTTATTTCCAAGAGTCGCTACTCTCGTTATCTTGACGACAAAGGTCGTAGGGAACATTGGAGTGAAACTGTAAAGCGTTACTTTGACTTTATGGAGAAACATTTACAAGCTAACAAAAACTATACATTAACTAAAGAATTACGCAGTGAATTAGAAACAGCAGTAAACAATTTAGAAGTAGTACCATCAATGCGAGCTATTATGACTGCAGG